GATTGCTCATCCAGATCACACAATCCTCAAAGCACTGGTTGCCGAACGTGCAATTTTCTTTGTGCTCCTCCCATTCTTCAGATTTAACGGTGATGCTGGTCTCCGAACAGTAAGCGCTGACATTTCACGTGATGAACAAGTACATGTGGCAGCAAATAGCTTGGTATGTACTGAGCTTGGTCTCGATTGGAGTCCTTCTCTCGATAAGCTCAGGAAGGCAACCATTAATTGGGTTCTTGAGCCACTAGGTAGAAATACCTCCAATAAATATTTAGACAAAAAATTTTGGCTGGATTCCAGCGACTCTTTAATGTATCAAGGCAAGGCACCTGAGCTTTCTGACACACGGCGTGCTCGTATGCCTGCCTTCTTTGAACATGCAAACCCCAACCTCCCACAATATGCTTAATCTTCTGGAGACATCTGGTCTTCAGTTGAATGCAATCCTCTCTAGGTTAGAGGAGAACTTTCCACCAACCACACCCACCCCCGATGATTCCATCGAAAAAATAATGTACCGCTCCGGCCAACGTTCTGTGGTCGAGTGGATTCAAAACCAACTCAACGAAGAGAACAATGGCTCGTAGAAACAATAGGTCTCGTTCTAACAGAGCTAGAAATGTAGACCTGTTATCCTTCCAAGGATCAGGTGGTCAAGCTGGTATGCTTGGCGGATATGCAATTCAACAAGCGCTGTCTAGCGGCCTAACTGCAAGGCAAATTAGAGATCTTGCTACAAAGCAGGGTCTACAAATTAATCAAAAGGGATATGATTTTCTTGCGGGAAGTAAGCAGCAAGGAAACAAGATTGATCTGAAACAGTTCCAAGGCGCTGATGCTCAGTCGAATATCCTCGGTGGCTATGCTGTTCAACAGGCATTGAACCGTGGTCTTTCTAGAAAAGACATTAAAGGGCTAGCTGAAAAACAAGGCTTTACAATTAACACCAAAGGCTTAGAGCTTCTGAAAGAACAAGGCGGCGGAATCAGGCAAGCAGTTAATGCTGCTGGACCTATCATCTCAAAGAGCGAGATGCAAAATATTGTTGCCGCTGCCGGTGGTAATGTTGCAAAAGCACTTAATCAAATTGCCAAGGTACAGGCAAACATCAAGGGTGCTGGTGGTCAAGCTCCATCAGTTGCCTCTGGTGCCGCCAATATGCTTATCAGGCAAGCATCAAGAGCTACGCCACAACAACTAGGTTATCAGCCATTTAACTTTGGTACTAGCAAGCTTGGACAAACACTACAAAGCATGTTAGGTACACCTAGCTATGCTGGTGCCATGATTCAAGGTCAGCGAGTAGGTGGTACTGTTGGATCTCCTATGCAACTAGTACCTGGTGGTGATGTTATTAGACCATCTGGCAATATTAGAAATAGGCCGCCACAAACTATTGTCAATAATGTACCCTTTGACACAACGGCATTAGATCAGCAAATTGCAACCCTGACAGATCAGGTCAATACACTGACCAATCAAGCGACCACAGCACCTGGTAACTTTGTTCCTGATGAAACAACTGGGTTTGATATGACATCATTTATTAATGATCTAATCAGTCAACCAGTCGCCGCTCCTCAGTTCCAAGGTTATGGAGATTTGTTTGGTGGTACGTTTGACTACGGTGCTCCTGCAGGTGGCATGGGTGCTGTTAGTGGGTTTGACATGACACCTCTCACTAATTTGTTTGCATCCCAACCTGTACTGCAATCAGATACTGCTATGGAGCAAGCTATGCAAGAGATGGAGATTACAGATCCTATTCAACTTGATGATATTGGCCGTTCTTATGCTTCTGGCATTAGAGGAAGAACTCGCCCAACTAAGTCACGTGGGATGTATCGCCGTAATGATATGGCTATTCAATCACCTAAAGCTTCTCCTAAGAAACTCGTTGGAGGACTTACACTGTAATGTCCGCTAAAGAACGTTATGATTTATTGTACGGTGATCGCACTCAATATCTAAATGTAGCACGTAGAGCAGCCGAGCTTACGTTGCCATACCTAATCCGTGATGATGAAGAATCCTACAAAACAGCTAAGCCTCTGCCTTCTCCTTGGCAGTCGGTTGGTGCTAAAGGTGTAGTGACTCTTGCAGCTAAACTGATGCTTGCATTGCTTCCTCCTCAAACTAGTTTCTTTAAGCTACAAGTAGATGAGACAATGCTTGGTCAGGAATATGGACCTGGTATTAAATCAGAACTTGATCTAGCTTTTGCTAAGATTGAGCGTACCATTATGGAATCAATTGCGGCTAGTGATGATCGTGTCGTCGTACACCAAGCACTTAAGCATTTGGTTGTCGCTGGTAACGCGCTGATTTACATGGGCAAGGATGGGCTTCGGTTGTATCCTCTCAATCGCTACGTTGTAGATAGAGATGGCGACGGTAACGTCATTGAAATTGTAACCAAAGAACGAGTATCTCGTAAGCTTCTTGAAGGTATTTTACCTGAACCAAAACCTAACGATGTTGCTAGAGACAAGCGTGGTGACCGTGATGAAGTAGACATCTACACCCATGTACGTCGTGATAACAATCGTTATGTTTGGCATCAAGAAGTAGAAGATGTCGTTATTCCTAAATCTTTTGGTAAAGCACCAGTTGATTCAAACCCTTGGTTGGCTCTTCGTTTCAACTCGGTAGATGGTGAGATGTACGGACGAGGTAGAGTCGAAGAGTTTATGGGAGATCTCCGCTCATTGGAGGCACTCTCTCAGGCACTCGTAGAAGGCTCTGCAGCAGCCGCTAAGGTGGTGTTCGTAGTTTCACCCTCAAGTACAACTAAACCATCCACGCTGGCCGCTGCAGGCAACGGTGCAATCGTTCAAGGGCGACCTGATGATATTGGTGTTGTTCAAGTAGGAAAGACTGCTGACTTTGGTACTGCGTATCAAATGGCAATTCAACTTGAGCGACGTATTTCTGATGCATTCCTTATTTTGAATGTACGGCAGTCTGAACGTACAACTGCTGAAGAAGTACGTATGACACAGCTGGAACTAGAGCAACAACTTGGTGGTCTATTCTCCATGTTGACTGTTGACTTCCTTGTTCCTTATCTCAACCGTAAGCTCGCTGTGTTCCAGAAGACTGGTGAGATTCCTCGTATTCCAAAGAACATTGTCAAGCCTACTATTGTGGCTGGTATCAATGCACTGGGTAGAGGACAAGATCGGGAAAGCCTTGGTGCCTTCCTGATGACTATTGCACAAACAATGGGTCCTGATGCTATTCAGACATTTGTTAATCCTGAAGAGGTTATCAAGCGTCTTGCTGCCGCACAAGGTATTGATGTACTCAATCTTGTTAAGAGTATGCAGGATGTACAGGCTGAACGAGCACAGGCTATGCAGCAGCAACAACAGATGGAGCTAACTAAACAAGTTGGTCAACTAGCATCTGCTCCTGCAAATGACCCATCTAAATATCCACAACCAAATGAGCAACAACAACAGCCGCCCCAACCGGCGTAAACCAACACAAACTGAACCTGAAAGGGATGTCCGCACAGTAGAGCATCCACCTACTGACAAACCTGTACTTAAGGTTGAGACTCCTAAACCAAATAAGTACGACCCTAAGCCTAAGATTGGCACTGCTACTCTTGGGCGTTCACCCAACTACGTAACTAAAGTTGGTCTTGGAAATCTTGAAGTAACTACTGCACATGGCAACTCTGACGTATGATCCCACCCCTGCGGATCAACCTGAGTTTAATGAAGCTGAACAAGAGGCTCTTGCTATCGGAGAGGCTGCTGCTGAAGAACAGCAACAGCTTCTTGCTGGTAAGTTTAAAGATGCTGAATCTCTAGAAAAAGCTTACATTGAACTTCAATCTAAACTTGGTTCTCGCAAAGAGGATCAACAAGAAGATGAAGAAGATAACACAGATGATGAGCAACCAAACGTAGATGCAGAAGAGGCTACTAACTTTTTAGATGCTCTATGGGAAGATGCTCAAACTGGTAAGCTCTCGCCAGAAACACAAGAGCAGTTGTCTAAGATGAACCCTGCTCAAGTAGCAGCAGAGTATCTAAAGTATAGACAACAGGTTGAAGCATTCCAGCAAACTGGAGAAGATATTAGTGACACACAAGTTGCTGAACTTCGTAATATTGCTGGTGGAGATGATGGTTATCAAGAGATGATTGCTTGGGCTTCTGAGAATCTTTCACCTGAAGACATTCAGCGGTATGATAATGTGATCGCTAGTGGTAACTACGATTCAATTTCATTTGCTGTTGAAGCACTCAAATCTAAGTACACTGAAGCTATGGGCGTTGAAGGACAACTGTTTAAAGGCAAGCCTGCCGCTAACAATAAAGATGTATTCCGCTCACAAGCTGAGGTAGTACAAGCAATGTCTGATCCTCGTTATGATCGGGACCCAGCATATCGTAGTGATGTGTTTGAAAAACTTGAGCGATCTAATCTTCAATACTAATGACAGTCACTACCAACGAATTCGATCAACAAAACATCTTCGCTAAAGAACCACCCATGTACCACGATTCTGATTACACTGTGTCCCACAACGAACGCGCTGAACTGCTGAATGGTCGCCTTGCTATGCTTGGCTTTGTTGCAGCAGTAGGTGCTTATGTATTTACTGGTCAAATTATTCCTGGAGTATTCTAATGGCTTGCGGTAAGAAAGGGCATAAAGGTGGCGGCAAGAAAAAGTAAAAGGTCCGTCAGCCTTCAAATAGGTAAACATAAATCTCGTACTGGTGGGCTTACTAAAGCCGGTCGGGAAAAATACAACCGAGAAACAGGTTCTAATCTCAAAGCTCCTCAGCCAGAGGGTGGTCCACGTAAGCGGTCATTCTGTGCTAGGATGTCTGGAGTTAAAGGACCTATGAAAGACGAGAAGGGTCGCCCTACTCGCAAAGCACTAGCCCTTCGTAAATGGAAATGCTAAATGGCTAAACAAGGACTCTACGCTAACATCCACGCTAAGCGAGAACGTATCGCTAAAGGTAGTGGAGAGAAGATGCGTAAACCTGGTGCTAAAGGAGCACCCACTGCAGCTCAATTTAAGAAGGCTGCTAAGACTGCCAAGAAAAAATAGGAGTATTCTAATGCCTCAAGTTGGTTCTAAAAAGTTTCCGTACACACCTGCTGGTAAAGCGGCAGCTAAAAGGGAAATGGCTAAAGCTGGTAAAAAAATGAAGCCAGCACCGGCTAAGAAAAAGAAAATGTAG